CTCGTTCTCGTTCTCGTGACAAAGATCAACGAATCGGGGAAGAAATAATAAGGAACTCAGGCAGCATCACAAGTGAGGACTTGTCTGGTATCTGATTCTCGTTTATTCTCGTTGTCGGGGGCCAACTTTTCTATCATTGTTTTCCGTTGAGCCCCCTTCAGGAGCTGGTGCAGCACACTCCGTGTTCTCGTTTATAGAAGCTCGTTCTCGTTTTAAGAAAGGTATATCAATGTGTACCTGCAGCTACAGCCTCAGGACACAGGTACGGAAGCTGGGTGGACAAAAAGTTCCTGAACTTCCTACTTGACTTATCTCCCATCTGGTCTTATGTACACATCTGGATTAACAACGAAAGGATAACAATGAAAACACATGTAATTAAGGATGACGGTACGGTGACCGTGGTAGAAGGAAAGATAGAAGATCTAGATGCGATGCAGAAGCTCGTAAAGGGACCTATTGAAATAGTAAACGCAGCAATGCCTGCAGCATCTCCTGAGCTGCCAGGAGGAAAAGATCTTAAAGAGATGATAGTGAATGAAGAAGGTCTCTTCAACACTGCGTTCAAAACGAATCACAAAGCTAGGAAGCTTATAGCTCAAGGACTGGACGTGCAGCTGGAGAACATTCAGGACATCCGTGGTGATGTCTTCGTGACTGACGGATGGCGGATCGCGTGATGTCGTTCATTTTAATTCTCGCCCTGCTCTGGCCGAAGATTACCATGCCAGCACTGGGGCTCCTGGTGGTTACGCTGGTGGCAGTCTTGTGAAGCTCTCGCTCGTTCTCGTTGGAGTGCGCCTTGTTTAGAACTATTCTAAAGTGGATAGCATCACACGGGGGGCGGGCGTGGCAGTTTTTAGGTAAGACTTGTGGAATTTTTTTATTTGACTTATAGGTGGGATATGATAAGACAATGGAGAAAGATAACAAAAGGAGAAAAATATGGGACTAGATCAATTCGCACACATAAGAGACAAACAAAGTGGGCAGATGAAGCGACCAGACTTTGAAAAAGTCTATTCAGATAAATACGAGCCAACAATAGATGGTTTCGTTTGGAGAAAGCACTCACGACTTCAACAGTTTATGCAAAATATTTGGGCAGAACAAAATCCAAATAGTGAAGAGGCAATGAATGGAGAAGATGAACTGACGCTGAATAAAGATATTATAACCAACTTACGTAAAGAGATAGATGGCAACTATCATAATTCGTTTTGTAGTGGTGGCTTTTTTTGGGGACATCAGTTTCAAGAAGAAGCCGTCAAAGAATACTCCAAGCAAGATGTTCAGTTCTGTGATTGGGCTTTGGCACAAATCGAAAAGGGCGAAACTGTCGTCTATAATTGCTCGTGGTAAATCTCTCGTTGTTGCTTATCTCGTTGTTTAAAAAGAAAAGGGGGTACAAATGATGGGGGGACTAATTTGGTTTTCGCCATTAATATTTATCTACATATTATTAGTGATGGATATTATTAGTTTAGGTTCTGTTTTTAGTTTGTTCTAGCTTTGTCTGTGGAAAACCCATTATGAACAGGCAGACCCATAATGGACACAAAGTTGTTGAAGTTAATGTGGGATATGATAAGACAGGCTATTACTAACACTAACAAAGGAAAACAATGAGTAATGCAATAAGAAAGCTAAAGGCAGATGAGAAAAAAATCATCTTGGCTTATGCTACAATTAAACTGCAAGCAAATCGTTTATCTAAAGAGTTAGATACAATGAAACAAAACTTGGTTGATGTGTTTGAGAGAACCAAACAAAATCTAGTTATTGTTCAAGATGAGAATGGTTGTAGTTTTGGAGTGCAGAAAATCAAACGTAAAAGAAAGAAGTTTGAAACTGCTAACTTTAAAATAAAACATAATGATTTATTCAATCAGTTCTGTACTGAAATTGAATATAATGAGTTTAAAGCTATTGGGGATAGTAATGACAAATAGTTTGATGAACATATCTAAAGTATTAGCCGAGCAATCGGCTAATGCTCAACTTACTGACAACGTAAAGTTAGAACCTGACGCAGTTAGTAAATTAAATTATGAAGTTATGTATAAAATGTTAGAGGGCGAAGTAGAAAAGCTAATACTAGAAAATAATGGCAACCCTTTAATCGATAACTTTAAAACTAGGATTGTAAGAAAATTTAGTTACTTAATAGAAAAGTTAAGTAGCTAACTACAACCAACACCAATAGCCCGTAAGGGCTATTGGTGTTCTCTTATAGAAGGCTCAGCAAAACCAACAACCTGCTTTTCTTAATTTTTTTACGCTGGTCGCGTTGATATACAAGGTACTTGTATATTGTAAGAGTTTATAGCAAGTCGAATAGAAGTAGTGTATGCTGAAACGGTATGGTATAAAGGGACCCAAGAAAACAGAATTTTTAAGATGAGTACATTAGATCAATTAACAGATGATGAATTAAGAACCTTAATTCTTAAGAAGCAGATCGAATATATAAAATTATGTCAGGATGACTTTTTATTATTCGTGAAAGCTATGTGGCCTGATTTTATTTATAGGAACACAGAGGACCCTGAGAAATGGGGGCACCATCAAATAATAGCAAATGAGTTTCAAGACATAGCTTCAAAAGAATCTAAACGTCTTATTGTGAATATGCCACCAAGGCATACTAAATCAGAGTTCGCTTCATATTTATTTCCTGCTTGGATGATTGGTAAGAATCCTAAGATGAAACTTATGCAAGTATCACACAATGCTGAACTTGCTTCGCGGTTCGGTAGCAAAGTTAGAAACTTAATGGAAACCGAAGACTACAAAAGTATCTTCGGAGATGTTAGTCTAAGAGAAGATAGTAAGGCTAAAGGACGTTGGGAGACCAATCATGGTGGAGAATATTTTGCAGCGGGGGTAGGCGGTTCAATCACAGGACGAGGGGCGGACTTACTTATTATTGATGACCCACATACTGAACAAGACTCAATGTCTGACTCTGCTATGGAAAGAGCTTTTGAATGGTATTCATCAGGACCCCGACAACGTTTACAACCAGGAGGCTCAATCGTAGTTGTAATGACAAGATGGGCAACGGATGATTTAACAGGGAGGCTCATCAAATCACAATCTGAACCTAAATCAGATTCGTGGCGCGTTATTAATTTTCCAGCAATACTTCCCTCAGGTAATCCTGTATGGCCTGAATACTGGCCACTCGATGAATTAGAAAAAGTTAAAGCATCGGTGACAACGAAAAACTGGAATGCACAATACATGCAGGACCCAACGTCAGAGGAAGGTGCAATTATTAAAAGAGATTGGTGGCAACCGTGGAACGAAGAACGGATACCGACACTTAAACATGTGATGCAAAGTTATGATACTGCGTATTCTAAAAAAGAATCTGCAGATTACTCAGCTATTACAACGTGGGGAATATTTCAACCTGCAGAAGGTTATGAAGATTGTTTAATTTTATTAGATGCAATAAAAGGAAGGTTCGACTTTCCTGATCTTAAGAATTTAGCACTAGAGCAATATCAATACTGGCAACCTGAAACAACTATTGTTGAAGCTAAAGCTACAGGACAACCTTTGATTCATGAATTAAGACGAGCAGGTATACCTGTAATAGATTATGTTCCTGCAAGAGGTAGAGATAAGCATACTAGAATTAACTCAGTAGCCCCTATATTTGAGTCTGGTATGGTTTTTGCCCCAACAGATGAGAAATTTGCACAAGATGTTATTGAAGAAGTAGCTGCTTTTCCTCACGGTCAATACGATGACTATGTTGACTCTATGACCCAAGCAGTGATAAGATTCAGGGAAGGTGGATTTGTTACAACTTATTCTGATGCAATAGACGAACCTAATTTTAAGATTGAAAAAGATTATAGATACTATGGATAGGATTTAAATTATGCCAATAAAAGTAACACCAATCAAAGGTGGAAAATATGATAAAGCTGATGCTCAAGATAAAATGGAAAAAATTGGTAAAGCTAAGGAAAAAACTAAATTAAAACCAATAGGCGCACAGCCCGCAAACAAAGTTGAAAAAGTTGAAGGTATGATGACTGGTGGTATGTGCAGAGGTATGGGCGCAGCTATCAAAGGTGGAAAGTTTGGAGGAGTTAAGTAATGGGTGATGTGAGGACAGAAAGAAGAAAGCTTCTATTAATGAAAGAAGCTGAAATGAGATCTAAAAGAAAAAAAATGGGTAGAATGGGGCCTCTTAAACCAACTAGGATGGGAAAAATAGAAGAAAGACCTTTAATGACTAGAGGCATGATTGAGAGAAGAAAAGAAATGGAAAAAAGAAATTCAAGAGCATTACCACCAGCAGCAGGTATGTTATCAGGTGGCCAAGCTAAGATTGCAGCTAAAGCTCCACCACGAAATAAAATCAATGCAAAAGATTTTGAAGTGCTTAGAGCTGAAAAAGCTAAAGGCAGAGGACAAGGTTTACAAGACGAGAAATTAAAACCAGGTAAAGTTACTAAAGCAGCACTTGGTGTATTAGCTGCAGGTTTAAGCGCAAAAAAAAGAATGGATGAGAAAAAAATGGCACCCGTTGGAATAGGTGGTATAGGAGCTAGTATGGCTAGACTCGATGCTATAAAAAAAATTTTAGGAAAAAATAAAGGTGGTGTTATGAAAGCTAACGAAGGCGGTATGGGTGAAGCTAAAGGTTACAAAAAATATTTAAAAGGATTAAAGAAAGCTGAGGGAGCACAATTTAGAGCTAAATTCAAAGCAAAAGAAATAGCTAAAGCTGGTGGTAAAGCAGCTTTGAGAGCAGCTAAAGCTTCTAGAATAGGTAAGATCGCAGCTGGTGTAGCAGCAGTAGGATTGGGAGCAAAAGAATTTTTAAAAAGAAAAATGGAAAAGAATAAAAACAAGCCACAGAAAAAAATGGGCGGTGGCATGATGATGCAAAGACCTATTAAAGCTGTAGGAGGTGCTGCCATATCAGCAATAGCTGCTGGGGCAGGAACAATAGGTGCTGCTGCTTTAAGAGCAAACAAAAAACTTGCTGAAAAAAAAGCCAAAGAGAAAAAAAAGAAAATGGAAAAGCCTAAAAAGAAAATGGGCGGTGGCATGATGCAAAGACCTATGGGATATTCAAAAGGTACGTCTGTAAAAGTTAAATGTAAACTTGGTAGAAATAAACCTACTAAAATGTACTAGGAGGGTCAATGGCCCTCAAAGATCTTTTCAAACGAGGTATATCTTCACTTTTAAAAAAACAAAAAAAGGATGTTGTTGATCCTAGCGCAGTTCAACGTGTTCAAAATCAACCACAACAAGTTCTACCACAAGAAACTAAAGGTACTGCCTTACAGACTGTAAGAAAAGATTTAGCCATTCAACAATACCCAACTCCACCAAGAACAGGTGCCTTACAAATGGGTACACCTCCAACTCAAAATTTAATGTTTGGTAGTGCGTTGTACGACCGTATAGCACAAAAAGGCCCAGGCACATTCACAGCTGATGAATGGATGAAATTCTTAACAGATGTGAGAGAAAGAAATTTAAAAATATTTGGACAAAACTATAAAGAAAAAGTTTTGAATCCTGTCAAATTTAATTATGATAACACATCGGGGTATCTAGCTGGTAAACAAACTTCGGTTCCATTAGAAGAATTATTTGATTCTAATATAGCAGCTTTTTCACCTACAGGTGAATTAACAGGTGGTGTCTTGCATGCAGCTAAATTAGCAGGTGTCAAAGTGCCAGGTAAAGTTTTGACTGACTTAGTAAGACTTAACCCAGTAAATAGATTACAAGCTACAGAGTTTTCAAACTCGTTAACTGAACCAGTCAAAAAAAGATTATATCAAAAATTTAAAAACACTTTCGATAAAATAAATAATCAAGTAAACGATCCTGAGTTTTCGCAAGTTTTAAACCGTTACACAGATGCATTAGAGAGGGGAATACCTGCTAAACCAAACATTCCTATGTTAATGGGTAGATACCCACAGTTTAAAAAAGAGCTTCAACAATTAGACTTTGAATTTGATGATTTATCAAGAGTTAGAAAAAATTTAAAACCTCCAAGATATGAAAACGAAAGCGGTTATACTTTTGAAGGTGGTCAAAACTATAGAGAAACAGTTATATCTTTACCTGAAGAAATAGTTGGTAACAGACCAACAAAATATTTTGGACACTATAAAGATAAAGGTTTAGAAAATCCTATCATGCATATTAGATACGATACAAGATTTGCACCTAACGGTGATAAAATATTAATGATACACGAAATTCAATCAGACACTCAACAACAAATTGCTAAAGCATTAAGACAAAACAAAATATCAGGTTATGACGCATCCCTTAGAGTAAACCCATACCAAAAAGATACAGAAATTGCTTTCTTATTACAAGCTAGACAAAAACTCGGAGACAAAATTTTAGCAGGTAACATGGGTAGATTAGAAAGTGATCAAGCAGCAAGGGGTATAAAATCAATTGATAAAGTTTTAATCAACAAAGGTGCTGGGCAACCAGCAAGGATTGGATCGAATTATGGCGGTGCTGATGCAAACTTTTACCCTTTGTTAGATAGAAGTAGTTATAATAACTATGCTTTAAAATATTTATTAAATAAGGCAGCAAAAGAAAAATTTGATTATGTGGCTGTTATACCTACAAATTATGTAAGTAGAGGCGGTGGCAGTGGTAAAGCTTTAGGGACAATAGAAAATTATGGTTTTGCTAATGGTGGTAAAACTCCTACGGGAAAATCATTAGCAGTCATTCCAGCTGAAATGAAAAAACAAGCAAAGTTATTTGATACAAAGTCAGGAAAGATTAAATTTAGCTTATCTGATCCTAACAAACCATACAAAAAGGTGTCCACAAAAGATGTTGATATGGGAGGTAAAACATACAAAATAAAATACCATGAAGATGCTCAAGAATTTCAGCAACCAGACACAAGGTTTATTGGCAAATTTGATTTAAACTTGTATGGTGAGGCGTATGGTGTTAAAGTATCTCCATTAATGCTGCAAACCCAAAAATTATATAAAAAAGAAGGTGGCTTAGTACAATATGGCGGTTGAAAAAAATAACGAAATTACTGAGAAGGTAGAGGAAATAGTAGATGAAGTTTCTCCTGGCGTAGAAGACGTTAATGTTAGTGTAGAGGGAGAAGAACAAGTCGAAGAACAAGTTAATGATGACTTCAATGCTAATTTAGCTGAGGACATGGATGAAAGAACTCTCAAGCGTTTAGGCATGGAGTTAATCACTGAATACAGAAAAGATAAAGAATCTAGAAAAGAATGGGAAGAAGGTTACACAAAAGGTTTAGATCTTTTAGGTGTTAAATACAATGAGCAAACAAGACCTTTCAAAGGTGCATCAGGTGTCACCCATCCGTTGTTAAGTGAAAGTGCTACGACTTTCCAAGCTTCAGCATACAAAGAATTATTACCAAGTGACGGCCCAGTAAGAACACAAGTTCTAGGTATACGTACACCGAACACCGAACAACAAGCTGATCGTGTTCAAGAATATATGAATTATCTTCTTATGGAAAAGATGGAGGACTACACGACTGACATGGATCAGATGTTATATTACTTACCACTATCAGGATCTACATTTAAAAAAGTTTACTATGATGAATTCTTACAAAGACCTGTATCTAAATTTATACCTGCTGAAGATTTAGTTGTGCCTTACTATGCATCAGATTTAAAAGACGCAGGTAGAATTACACATGTCATAAAAATGACAGAGAATGAAGTAAATAAAAAAATGGCCGCTGAATTCTATAGAGATATAGATTTACCTAAACCTAATGTATCAGATACAGATCTTCAACAAAAAATTGATGAACTTGATGGAGTTAAACCAGGTTTTACAGATTATATTCACACAATACTTGAGATGCATGTTGATTTAAATTTAGATGATTATGAAAACTTTGATAATAGAACTAAAAAAGCAATAAAGATTCCATACATCGTAACTATAGACGAAAGCTCAGGAGAAGTTTTATCTATTTATAGAAATTACAGATTAGATGATACTAATTACACAAGAGTAGAAAACTTTGTGCATTATAAGTTTTTACCAGGATTAGGTTTTTATGGTTTTGGTTTAATACATACAATAGGTGGTCTATCAAGAGCAGCTACTGTTGCCCTAAGACAATTAATTGATGCAGGAACTTTGAAAAACTTACCTGCTGGATTTAAGTCTAGAGGTATTAGAGTGAGAGATGACGACCAACCAATACAACCTGGAGAGTTCAGAGATGTAGATGCACCAGGCGGAAACATACGAGATCAATTTTTTAATTTACCTTTTTCTGAACCAAGCACAACTTTATTCAATCTTTTAGGTTTTGTAGTGCAAGCGGGTCAAAAATTTGCTGCGATAACCGATACTGCAGTAGGTAATGACACGCAAAACAGAGCTGTGGGCACAACTATCGCCATGATGGAACGTGGTTCTAGGGTGATGAGTGGTGTTCATAAGCGATGTTACTACGCAATGAGATTAGAATTTAAAATTTTGGCAAGAATTTGTTCTGAATATTTACCACCAGAGTACCCATACGATGTTTATGGTGGTCCAAGACAAATTAAAGCTGCAGATTTTGATAAAAGAATAGATGTTTTACCTGTTGCTGACCCAAATATTATGTCTATGGCACAAAGAGTTACGTTAGCACAAACACAATTACAAATTGCTAGTTCAAATCCACAATTACACAACATTCACGAAGCATATAGAAGAGTTTATGAAGCTTTAGGAACAAAACAAATCGAAACTTTACTTAAACCACCGAAAAGACAACCTGAACCAATGGATCCTGCTAAAGAAAACGCAAGAGCATTACAAATGCAGCTACTTACTGCCTTTGAATTTCAAGATCATGATGCTCACATAGCTGCACACACAGCTTTTATGGAATCTAGAATGGTGCAAATTAATCCTTCTGTCTATGCGCTATTACAATCACATGTTTCAGACCATATTTCTTTCAAAGCAAGAAAAGAAGTTGGTGAACAGATGATGCAAGATCCAAATCTAGTCAGATTACAACAGGAAGACCCAAGATCTTTCCAAATTGCATTTGATAATGCGGTTGCAACTGCTGTTGCAGAGATAACATCTGAATTAGTTAAGGGAGAGATGCAGGCAAACATGGCTAAAAATGATCCACTTGTAAGAATTAAACAACAAGAAGTTGATTTGAGAGCTATGGACCTACAAAGAAAATCAGATGAAACAAGATTTAAGCAAGATCAAGAAAATCAAAGACAAACAAACAAATTAAATCTTGAATATGATAGATTAGCTCAACAGGATGAGCAATCTGATAAAAGATTAGATATTGCAGAGAGAAAATTAGAAAAAAAATAATGTATTCTTATGGCAAGAACAGCAAGAGAGAAAAGAAAAGGTCTTAGTGGCGGAAAAAAATTTGGACCACCACCAAAAAGAGGACCAAACCCGCAAGGTATTACAATTCCCAGTAAAAGAAAAAAGAGAATCTAATCAAGAAGCATATTTCGCAGGTATTATTGATGGCGAAGGGTATATTTCATACGAAAAAACTAAAAAAAATTACTCAATACCTTCTGTTTCTGTTGAAATGACAGACAAAGATGTAATTGATGGAATATATAAATTTTTCAATACTGGATCTGTTGTTTATATCAAACCAAGGCAAAAACATCATTTAGATAGCTGGAGATGGAGAGCTAGAGGTAAATCTGCAGTGAATATTTACTTCAAAATATATAATTATTTAAGTGCGAGAAGAAAAGGTAAGATAGATGAGGTATTGAAAAAATACTGTGAAGATGCTAACGGTAGAGAGAAGTATAAAAAATTAGAAAGGGTATTAAATGGCGTGGTTTAGTTTAGCAAAAATAGCTTTACAAGCAGGAAGTAAGATTTACGCGAATAAACAAAAAACTAAGATGGCTATGTCTGATGCACAATTAATGCATGCAGAAAAAATGGCTCGAGGTGAGGAAGCTTACCAAGGAAAATTACTTGAAGCGAGACAAAACGATTATAAAGATGAATTTGTACTCGTAATCATCTCAGCGCCCATCATTGTGTTAATGTGGGCAGTTATGTCTGACGATCCAACTGCGATGGAGAAGGTGAAATTGTTTTTCGAGTATTTCCAGTCGCTTCCGAAATGGTTCACAAATTTATGGATTCTTGTCGTGGCTAGTATTTTTGGTATAAAGGGTACACAAATATTCCGTGGCGGTAAGAAATAATTATGATTCAAGGCGATAGTGATGATTATGCACTATTAAAAAAGTGGTCAAAAGATTTTGATTGTGCTGGATATTATTCCGTTGAGATTGGTGTTCGACAAGGTCAAGGTTCTAAAACCATAATGGATAATGTAAAAAATAATTATTTACACATTGGTGTGGATCCTTATGGTGATTTAGATTATCAACATTTTGATAATCAAGAAGACTTTTCTTGGGAAGGGTGTGAAAAAGGTAAAGCACCAACTTATTCAGATAAAATGAAAGATCAAATGATTGAAGATTTTTCTGAGTATAGGAAAAAAGGTAAGTTTCATTTTGCTAACATGAAAGATAATGATTTTATGCAACACCCTGTTTACTCGGGATTGAAGTATTCATTTGTCTTTTTAGACGGGCCACATACGACTAAAGATGTGTTGGCAGAAGCAGTATGGTTTGCTAGTAGATCAGCTAAAAATACCCGTATGGTATTTGATGATTATTTGTATTATAAGATGGATCTAATTGAAGAGTGTTTATCTCACTTTGGCTTTAAACAGCTTGAACGAGGTAAAAATAAATTTTGTATGGAGAAAAATGGCGATTGATACAACTTCTAACGACATAATCAAAAAATTAATTAATAGACGAAAAGACAGACTTACAGAAACTTTAGTAAGAGATGTTGACAATGTTAATGACCTTCACTATATTAGAGGACAGATCAAGTCACTTGATGACTTGCAGCAAGACATAATTGACTTGCTTAAAAAACAGGAGCGATAAAAATGACAGAGTCCACGGAGCAACCGAAACGGACTGAGACATTAAAAAAAGCTTACAAAGATGAAGCTAAAGTTAAAAAAGTCTTAGACCAAAAAGCAATAGATAAAAAACTTTTAGATAGATTACCTACGCCTACGGGTTACAGAATGTTAATTCTTCCCTACGCGGGTCCAGAAAAGACAAAAGGTGGTTTGTATTTAAGTGAAAACACTCAAGAAACAATTCAGTTAACAACAGTAGTTGGCCTTGTATTAAAACAAGGTAACCTTTGTTATAGGGATAAAGAAAAGTTTCCCTTAGGCAAATGGTGCGCTGAACAAGATTGGGTTATCTTCGGAAGATACGCAGGCTCTCGATTCAAAATAGAAGGCGGAGAAGTGCGGATCTTAAATGATGATGAAATCATTGCGACCATATCTAATCCTGCCGATATTTTGCACCATTACTAGGAGGGTAAAATGGCAGAAGAAAACAAACCTCAAAATGAGGTTGATATCGACACTGATGGTGTTAATGAGGAGATCATCAATGTTGATAAACCAGTAGAACCTAATGAAGCTTTTTCTAAAAAAGAAGATGTAGATTTAGGATACACAAATCCAATACAGGAAACTAAAGTTGAAGATGAACCTGAAGAAAAAAAGGAAGAGCCTACAACAGAAGTTGAAGTGGAGGATAAAAAAGTTGAAACTAAACCTGATAATTTAAAAGATAAACAATCTAATTATCAAAAAAGAATCAACGAATTAGTTTTCCAAGCTAAAGAAGCAGAGAGAAGAGAAAAAGCTGCTTTAAATTATGCGAAGGGACTAAAAAAGAAGTATCAGACCGTTGAAACAAAACTTAGCGAGACTGATAATAATTACCTTAAAGAAATACAGGCACGAGTATCTTCTGAACAAGATAAGTTAAAAACTTCTCTTAAAGAAGCTATGGATTCACAGGATTCTGAAAAGGTAGCTGAGATAAACTCTCAAATGACGAAGTTAGCTGTTGAAAATGAAAAAGTTAATTTAACGTTGCAAGAGAGAGAAGCTCAGAAAAAACAAGCTGAGGAAAACAAAGACTCATCAAAAGAAGAACAAATACCTGGTGAACAACCAGTTCAAATAAGTCAAAAAGCTCAGGAATGGGCTTCAAAAAATGAATGGTTTGGCTCAGACAGAGTTATGACTGGAGCTGCTATGTCTATTCATGAAGACCTTATGGGGCAGGGTATTGTATCAGAGAGTGATGAGTATTATAATAACATTAACAAACGAATGAAGGAGTATTTCCCTCAAAAGTTTGCCCAGGATTCGACTGATAAAGAACCTGTAGCTACAAAGCAACCCGTCCAAAATGTAGCTGGGGTAAGTCGAAGACAAGGAGGACGCAAGTCTGTGAAACTCACCAAATCACAGGTAGTAATCGCTAAGAAATTAGGGGTGCCACTAGAGGAATACGCAAAATTCGTGAAGGGAGGAAACTAATGGAAAAGATAAGAACTTCACGCGAGTCATCAACTAGAGCTAAAGAAGTTAGAAAAGTTGATTGGGCTCCATCATCCAGTTTGGATGCGCCACCTGCACCGAAAGGTTTTGCACATCGTTGGATAAGAACAACAGTGCAAGGTTTCGATGATACATCAAATGTATCTCGTAAACTCAGAGAGGGTTGGGAATTTGTTAGAGCTGATACGATCGTAAGTGAGTTAGGCAAAAATGATTATCCAACTATATCTGAAGGTAAACATCAGGGGTTAATCGGAATTGGAGGACTGGTGTTGGCCAGAATCCCAATTGAGTTACTTGAGGCACGACAACAATATTTTGAAAAAATAACTCAAGATAGAATGCAAAGTGTTGATAGTGATTTAATGAAGGAACAACATCCCGACATGCCAATCAATATTGAGAGGCAGTCAAAAGTGACCTTTGGTGGTAGTCGCAAGAAATAATTTTTTTGCAATTGCTATCGGGTCTTTAAGATAAAACGTTAAATATAAGGAAACTAAACTATGGCAAACGTAAAAGAACAGTTCGGTCTAAGACCGTACAGAAAACTAGACGGTACACCATTGGTTGGTGCTCAAAACAGATACACGATAGCTAGTAACATGGGTCATGCAATTTTCCAAGGAGACTTGGTTATTGTAACGACTGCTGGTAACATTGAGAAATACAATAATACCAACAACAGTGCTGGTTTATCTACAGCTGCAGTGGGCGTTTTTAACGGTGTGTTTTATACAGATCCAACTACACAAAAGCCAACTTACGGTAACTACTACCCAGGTAGTATTGTTGCTAGTGATATAACAGCTTTTGTAGTAGATGACCCAGACGCGGTCTTCTTGGCAAACGCTGATGAAGCTTTTACAAGAGCAGATCTATTTAGAAACTACGCTGTTACGAACACAACTGGTGTAACACAAACTGGTATATCTAAAGCAATGTTGGATGTATCTAATTCAGGAACTACTGTATCTTTCGTATTACAAGCGATTGATATTTGTCAGGACCCTGATAATTCAGACACAGCAACATCAAACGCTAATATCTTGGTGAGAATAAACCACCACCAATATAGAAGCAGAACAGGCATATAATAGGAGATAATTATGGCTATATCACGATCGCAACTAGTTAAAGAACTAGAGCCAGGATTGAATGCCCTATTCGGCCTGGAATATAAAAGGTATGAAAATCAGCATGCTGAAATTTATACTACAGAAACATCTGACAGAGCTTTTGAAGAAGAAGTAATGTTAGCGGGATTCGCTTCTGCACCAACTAAACAAGAAGGTGCTGGAGTTGTGTTTGATCAAGCAAATGAAACTTTCACTGCTAGATACAACCACGAAACAATCGCGTTAGCTTTTGCTATCACAGAAGAAGCAATTGAAGATAACCTATACGATAGACTTGCAGCTAGATACACAAGAGCATTAGCAAGATCTATGGCAAACACGAAGCAAGTAAAAGCTGCGAATGTATTGAACAACGCGCAAAACACTGCATTTACTGGTGGGGATGGCAAAACATTAATTAATGCTGAGCACCCATTAGCTACAGGTGGAACGTTTTCGAATGTTCTTGCAACAGCGGCAGATCTTAACGAAACATCATTGGAACAATCTTTGATTGACATCCAAGCGTTTGTTGACGAAAGAGGTCTTAAAATTGCTACTCAAGGTGTAAAAATGATAATTCCAAAAGAATTACAATTTACAGCTGAGAGACTGATGAAGTCTCCTCAAAGAGTAGGAACAGCTGATAACGATATCAACGCTATTGCTTCAATGGGAATGGTACCTCAAGGTTACAGAGTGAATAACTTTTTAACTGACACAGATGCCTTTTTCCTAATGACTGATGTACCTAACGGCATGAAAATGTTTGTTAGATCACCAATCAAAACTGCAATGGAAGGTGACTTCGATACGGGTAATGTTAGATTTAAAGCTAGAGAAAGATATTCTTTTGGATTCTCAGATCCAAGAGCTATATTTGGAAATGGTAAATTAGTCTAATACTTACTTTAGTATTACGAATTAGAAGGGGCGGTGTTCACATCGCCCCTTTTTTTATGTATAATGAAAAGACCTAGATTAAATAATCTGCAGACTGGCTAGGCAGACGCTATAGAGACTGCAGGTGTAAAACTATAGGAGAAATAAATTATGGCAAATACAACTTTTTCGGGACCAGTCCGATCGGAAAATGGTTTCGAAACAATCGTAAAAAACAGCACCACTGGTGCAGTAACTAAAATAGCAGATGTAAATGGAGTAACTGGTGGTAATTCAGTTACAGCTGATGCAGCTGTAGAGTCAGGTGCTTTATTTTTAAGCAGTATTGCAACTGATGGTTTTGTAATGAAAACTTACCAAGCAACTGTAGCAGTAGCAAACGGTGCCACAACAGGTACTGAGGCAGCTATTGGTTTCCCAGCAGACTTTATCCCAATGTTTGTTGTAGTAAGAAACAACACAGTTACAACAACAGGTGGAGTAATTGCAGATGTTGGAACACAAGGTTCAGCTCAAGCTTATGTTGATGGCGCAGCTTTAGCATCAAGTGCAGCAACAGCTAAAATCTTTGCTTGTAATGGAGTAAACGGAATAGGATCTGGTGGTTCAGGAACTACAGCAGGAATACCAATAACACCTGACGAAATTATGGTGACAATGGCAGACCCTGGAGCATCTGGTGCGTCTATAACAGTGACATTCATTGGAATGACATTTACGACAACATTGGACTTAGTATAATAATTAACTGGTGCTCCTTCGGGAGCACTTAATTAGGAGAAAATATGTCAAGTACAAGTATACAGGCGAAAATGTTTAAAGCTGTTTCAGCAAGTAACGTTTCACTAGCAGCCGTACAAACAAAATCAGGCGCTGGTAATATGACACTTACTGGAACTTCAGTAAACGATGGCTCAAACATGTCAACGACTGTTACACTAACCTCTGCATCTAATAACGCTTCTGTTGGTTTTACAATTACAGGTACTAACGCAAGTGGAACTGTAATTACCGAAACAATCGGAACTGGTCCAAATGCTGGTACAGTTACTGGTTCAACAAAGTTTTTAACAGTGACTCAAGTCGCTCACGATGCTTCTATAACTGCAGTGTCTGCTGGCTTTACAGCTACAACTGACACAACAGGAATAGTTTTTGCAGGAGCAACAAGAGTTAGAGGAATGCATGGAGTATCAAAAGCTTCAGCCGCTGGCGCAATGATCATTAGAAACGAATCACAAACAGGAGATAAACGATTAGAATTAGATGCCCCTGCGGCAGCTGGTATGATTGATCCCTACATTCCTGATGAAGGTATTCGTTATCCTAATGGTGCATTTATCGATATCAGTGGTGGTTTTGATAGTGTGACGGTATTTTTCGATGGAAGTTACTAATAAAGTATATACATCGGAACTTTTAAAATTAAGACGTGGAGGCGATACTATGCCTCCACGAAGTAAAAAGTATTTTCGTTCTACAAAAAGTGGAGCGGGGATGACATCAGCTGGTGTTGCTAAGTACAGAAGAGATAATCCTGGTTCAAAACTTAGAACAGCAGTTACAGGCAAAGTAAAACCTGGATCTAAGGCCTCAAAGAGACGTAAATCATTTTGTGCTAGAAGTGCTGGACAAATGAAGAAGTTTCCAAAAGCAGCTAAAGATCCAAACTCAAGGCTAAGACAAGCTAGAAGGAGATGGAAATGTTAGAAAAAATTAAACAACAAATTTTGTGGGTAGTCAGAACAATTTGGAACAAAGTTAAGTCTTTATGGAGCAAATGGGTAAACTGGGTATTCAAAGGATTTTATAAGTAATGAAAAAAACAAAAAGTAAACTAGAGTGGTTTAAAAAGAATATTGTAATTGTTCCTGTTGTGGCCGCAATTATAGCAGGAACATTTACATCTGTAAGATATGTATTATCTTTGACAGATACTATTACGGCAAACCAAGAAACTATTTTTAAGATGGAGTCTAAATTAACAAGCTCCACAGCAGATATTAACGACCTTAAACAAAGACTGTCCGCAGCAGAAGCAACATGGTCTATGGCAGAAAATTTATACAGGCAACTAGCAGACACAGTAAGGGATCACACCTATGACCTTAAAGACCTTACGAGATAATTTACTATGGATCGCATTCTTTCTTTGCGTTGCAACTTATGTGCAAGCAAGAAATGATTATCTAAATGACTACGGAACTTGTGAAAGAGGTAGTTGGGAAACT